ACAATTCGACCAGACAGTTCAGGTGCCAATCGTTTCAAGCCTATTGTGAATTTAGCTGTAAATACCATGAGATTGTTGTTATACAGGTTCAAAGCCATTGTTTGAAAAGGAACATGAGCTAACACTGTTAACGTGTCAGTAGCTCCTAAAACTTTCATCTCACCATATCTGAATTGTTTTGGTAGTTTGCGTTTTAGATAATGAGGCCATTCCTTTAGATCTCGTATATCCATATGCTGGGGGGCATTGATGAGGTAATGATCATACCGACCAGCTAATTGTTGGTGTGTTACCAAGTAACAAGTCACCCATTTTGTTACACCATATGATCTTACTTCTTTCCCTAGACGTTTAACTTTGGTCCTACCTGTGGGGCAGTTGAACCAACCTTTTTCAGCATGGAATAACAAATCAGACAAATTGCCTTCAGGCACAGTGACAACACCACATATAGGCATTGACCCTTGTTTTAAATGGGACAGTATATTCTCATATGTGGTTGTACCTGCTATCCTGATCAACTCTGGCGGAGGGATTACACATGATTCAATTTCTGAAATCAAGGTGGAAATGTTGGTGTCAACAGTGTGCAACCCCCTAAAGAAATGACGTGAAACTGTAACAGCAGCCTGAGCTGTGGACATGTTAGAAACAGGGGACCCACTAATGGCTATAGGCCCAGTTCTTTGTTTTGCTAGCTTTGACAAAGCCATCGCCGTGGCAGTTACTACTAGTGCTTCCTCTTGGAGCTCAGGCGTGTACTCAGCTGGGTCAACTGAATATGACAAGGCATCCAGATAGCACTTCCTAAGACCCTGACTTCCCCATTGCACTATAGCTTGCTCAGAAGACCACCCTATAGGTAACCGAGCATCTCGCTGTATGTGACATGGAGCTACCATCATGTCTGATAACATGAGAGTTTTTGCACGGGTTAATAAATGGAATGATGGTTGTAGCAATGATGCTTTACTAGCAGCATTTAGAATGCTGGCCAAGCTACTAATCAACAAACCTAGTTTGCCTTCTACCGTGATGAGCGCTGGTGGTACGTCAGCAACAGTCAAATTATCCATATCAGCATATGATAATTTCTGTTTCCCTAATGCTAATGCTATCCAGTGGTTTTCTGACACAGCTAAATTCTCAAATGTTCTATTGACAGCATTTCTGCCTATTCTAGATAATAACCTATCTTGGCCTTGTTCAACGGAGTTCCTAAGCAACCCTGATGTGACAGTGGATACCAAAGGTCCTGTGGCAACCAATCGTGACACTGGCAAGGTGGGTTTAGGATGCAACCAAATCACCTCAGCATTACCTCGAGCCTGTCGATAAATGCGCCTAGTTGTCATAACTGTGCCTGCACTTTCTAGTGTTAACAAGCCATTTTCCTCCTCACTAACTAAGCTGGAAGCAAGGTTAGCTGCTACTTGTTTTGGGCCAAACTCCCTCACTTGGGCAGCAAACATGGAAAAGTCTCCATAATTAGGAATCATTAATTCTTTCAATAAGTCAATGGGTAATGGGCCACCCAAATCAGCAGGCCTGGGACCATGCTGCTGTAAGGCTTTCCACCTGTTATACTGATCACAATGTAGCACAGAACAGCATATAGAAAGTGTTGTTGCACTAAACAAGCTGCAACCTTGTCGCAACACTACCATTCCAGCTTCAATTACCAGTTTGGCATCATCAGATATCTTTTCACCTCTGCCTGCTGACAGAGAAGCACAGAGCAACTTGAGCTCTGGGACAATGAGGCCTTGGTGAGTGGCAAAAGTGCTGTGAAATTCTGATAAAAATGATGACACGACTGTCTTAAAAGGGTTTAACACTTGACCACCTAGTCCTAAAACATGTTGGAGCAGAACCTTAAGCCCATGGGAGGCATCTTTCATGTGTATGTCCTCATTCACCCCTGTTATGAAGATGGCACTATCATCATTGGTAACTATTGGTTTAACTTGATTAGCTATACCTGCTGTTTCAACAATGAGTGCATATTCTTCATGTAGTAAAGAGGAAGCACATGATGATAGCATACCAAGAGATCCCTGATACATTCCCCAATGTTGATCAAACCCAGGGGGAATAGATTCAAAGTGCAATTCATTTAGCATAACTCCTGCCAGCTGGCCCAATGTTGATGTTTTATTGTGTTTGTAAACAGCATGCAGCCCTCCAAAATCATTAAGTTGCACCAAAAGATCATGGGGCATTTTGGATACTTTATCGCCCATAAGCCTAGTTGATTCAGCTAACAGATCATACAAAAACAGGTTAGTAGACACATGAAACGCTTTCTTGTTGTCTGCCATGCACAAGGCTGCCAACAGTGCTCTACTCTTTGCCATAACCTGATTAGGACCAAAACGGGAGTTGTCTGCGGCCATGCAGAACTTGCGAGCACCTTTGTGAGATATAGTTAAATCATATAACGTCTTTTCAGCCGCTGGGTCACACATTCTATCAATTGGGAGTGTGGGCAAGTAGTAAGATAAGACTCGTTCTGTGGTTCTGCAACTCACAACCCCTATGGCATTCATTGCTGAAAACTCCCTGCCTCCACCACTCTGCTCTTTTGTTTCTGTTCTTGCAACAAGTTTGTCTAATCCATTTCTGCGCATTACAGAAATGCCTGCTGCAAGTAAAGATTGATATTGGTTAGGCTTTTTCTGAGAATGTATATGTAACCAGTGACCCGATTCCTTGTACGGGACAGTTTCATTAGCCAATGCATCTGTCAGGAAACCCAACATGGCAGTGCTTTTCCTCACACTTTGTCTTGCAGTAGTTGCTTCACCTCTTTCTGTGGAACCAGATGATGACATGAATGATGTCAAACTTTGATCCCCTAAGTCTGCTATAACACCTTGGTAATCCCCAACATTGTCTGTTAGACGCCTCCCTGCTAACCTGACTATAACAAGGGAATAAAAAGATGCTGCATTCCAGCCAAAATCCACTGACCCGTGTTTTCCAACAGTATCCGCCCACCAAGATGACATTGATTCTGACCATGCACTTTTATCAGATACTAAATCTGCAAGTAACGGTTTCAGGGAGTTAACCACTAAGCAGGAAGATATTAAAGCTTGAAGATCGGGAGATCCGCCAAAGATAATGTCTGGTTGGTTACGAACTGTGTTTCTATACTTCACCTCATTCTTTAGCAATCCCAGCCAGTCAAGAGCCTGGGATGCTGCCTTGTAATCTTGATCTTTGTTGAACAGTTTTGAATCAAACAAGGCATCAACAAATTGTGAATGAGTAGATAGCACAGTTGAGTGCTGAGGAGGAACAATTTGTGGAGGTGCAAGTTCAGATGATATTATGGCAGGGTGCATTCCTGACTTTGTCAAGAAGGCTATTGCTTGGATTCTGCACAACCTAGCCCAATAGACAATGGAAGATGGTGAACTAAGGATCACATCTTTGACTTTAGCTAGAGGGCCAAATTTGTCTGCATCATGAGACATTAATCCTGCCAAGACATACCGTGTCTGATCTTGCATCAAACTTTCTTGCTGCCTTGTGTTCAAGTGCATCACAATATGTTCCACAACAGATTCCAAGTTGTCCCTAAGAATGTTCTTTTCTGGGATAGGCATATTGTGCTGCACAGCCACACTAGCTCTCGAAATATAAACAAAAGGTAGCTTAATCCACCATGCTAACAGCCTTGAAGACAAAGACAATGTTCTCAATCTAGCCCTCTTCAAACAAGGGTGCTTTAGGGTATTGGATGCCCAAAAGGCAACAGGTACATTCCACATTCTAGAAATGGAGTTTCCTGTTCCTACTGCTAGAGCATGTGAACTTCCACTTGTAAAACAAATGCGGTACCTAAAACTGGAGTGCTTCTCTGATAGAACACTGGATATCACACGTGCAACTTCATATTGGTAAGATAAAACCTTGAACAAATTTGTCTCAAGTACATTTTGAGTGTTGGCATTAGCCAGTCCTCCTACAAAAAGTTCAGCCCAGTCCATCGTGGAAGTGAGTTTTGATGCAGACCTAATCTTAGGCTTCAATGTGCCTGCTAGACAGTTAGATTGCGATGAGAGAAATTGAACTAGCTGCATATGTTCCTCCTGAGCTGTTTGCACTGTTGACAGGTGTAGGGCTAATGCAGAATCTTTAACAGTTTTGTTATCAACTTGAGATTTGTAACCTCTAGTCATGTGCTCAGCTCCGTATTCACTCCAATTGCTTCCACATGCTAGAGACATTGCTTTTGGGAAGGGTACCCCGCTAGAGGACACTACTGTGTCAGGAGAAAGAAGGGCATATATGACATTAGAATTCGGGTCAAGTAAGGCAGCATGCTGAGCTCTGGTAGCCCCTTGACCATGATAACGAAACATTGAATAGGATTCTTTGACATCACTGGTGATTACCTCCCATGAACATCCTGAAGAGGAAGGATTCAATTTGATTGCAGTATCCCTAGGAAGTTGTGGGTAACATGCCAATATTTCTAACAATTGCACAACAGGATCCAGGTGTAGTGACATAGATGTTGGCACTTGCAACTGTGCAGTGGGCATAGGAACAACTAAAGGAGATTTAACAGACTGAACAGAACATAAGGGCAAAAGTACATCTAACACTCTCAATGTGGCTTGATCTTCAGAAAACCAATGGACAGGCTGAACTTTAAGATCATATGCCAATTTCCCAGATATAGTGGGTTTGGTTTCAGCCTTCATACTATTGTATGTAGTGGTCAGTAATTGCTCGTGCAATACAGGCAGACTCACTTTGTCAAGTGTGTCACAGAGGAGTTGTTGAATGTCATAAGGTGATGATATCAATAATTTGTTAAACCTGTCCCAAATATCCACCGCATGACGAGTTGTCACATCATAAGAAAATGTTCTTGTTCTTTCAACAGTCAACACTTGTGTGGTAGTAGTGGTGCCAAGAGTCCTGCTATCTAAAGCTTCCAGCTTTTGTTTGAGCAAAGAGGGATCAGTGGAAGTGGTCACATCAACAACATGCCAGGCTCCTGGTTCACCCAATGTGAAATCAGCTTCAGGAACACCTAACTTCAAGTAGTGGTCCTCTATATCCTTTGCTTCACCCTCGAACAGTTGAACCAACTGAAACCACAAACAGGACAACTTGTTGTTTAATTGGTTGCTTGGGTACAGTTGCAGTTTAGTCACCATCCAAGCAGGAGTAGTCCAC